TACACGGCGCTGCATTTGGGTCGACTCGTATGCGGTATAGGTTTTGCCATCAAATGTGCATCCCAGGCCATCATCAATGTGAGCCAACTGCTCATCGGTATAAGTTCGCTCCGACACGCCCTTTACCCATGGGAAACGGCGGTGGCGACAATTGGCTCCTTCGAGGCCGTCCACATATCCAAGCCCGCATACCTCGTAAATGTTTGGGTAAATATCGCCGCTGTGGATAGAATAAACCTTACCCTGCCAATCCTTATGCGAGGACCACGGAGACGGCCCCGGCACATCCCGGGCCCCCGCATGGGCGGAAACCTCAAAATACGGCGTTTCTAGATATTCGGCGGATTGCTCAGTATACTTGGCGCAAATCTGGTTTACGCCAGTCATCACGGCTCTACGAGCGGCCACGTCAATCTGATCTCGATGGCCGCTCTCGTAGTCAACCACCTTCAGCCCGCTTTCCGCCAGTTGCTTTACGGCGGATTTGATGGCCTGGTTGTAGCTGATAGCGCCGCTCTGGATTTGCATTACGGCATTATCAAGGGCCCATTGGTAAGCTTTCGCCGGAGGAAGCATTGTCCGTCCTGCGTCCACCAGAAATCCCATGGAGGCCGTCAGGTTGCGGAACGTATCTAGCGTTTGCCGCCTGATCGAATCCACCGTGGCGGCGTCCACCAGCGTTTCCGGCTGCGTGACATGGGCAAGATCAATCATTTCGGTGTAGTATTTTTGGTTGCGCTCTACTACATCGTCTAGCAGCTTTTTGAGCTTTTTCTCGCTGATGCCGGAAGTCTGGCGGATGGCCTTTTCAACCTCTTTGAGATCAATACCGTGCGCTCGCAAAGCCCGGATATCTTGCACCGTTACCTCGTTGAGCTGGTCGGCGGTTTTAAGGCGGGAGCATATTTCTTCTAAAAGCGTATCTTCAAGGCCTCGATACAACTCTGCCAATTCTTCGGGGAGGGCATCTAGCAGCTCTGGCGTAAAAGGGTACTTTCTCAAGACTTTTTCTTTTTCCATTTAAACGCATACTTAACACCAGCGGCTTTTGCAAATTTGGCATACACATTGTTTGTCGCTTCTGTTTGCGCTTTTCTGCTCGCTGCCTTGGCCTCCTGCGGGCTTTTGTACTTTCCCGCCCTATAATCAGCTGACACTTTATTCGCCGCTTCTCTTACGGCTCGTCGGACATAATTATGGTTATATGCTAGCGTTTCATAAAATCCCTTGTTGTGAGGCCCTGATAATGTAAATGTTGCATCTCGGCTCTCAATTATGATTGCTTTGGCGCCCGATTTTTGCCACGTTTCAATATCTTTTAAGGACGGGACGGGGAGAACGCCCTCCGGGTGATTGTGTAAAACAATGTTCCCTTTATAGTCGGTATCGCCGTATCCTGCGTGTTGAGCGGTTCCTTGCTCTTTATAGAGCAAATCGCCCGACGGAGAAAAGACAAAAAGCTGTTCTTTTTTCAGGTTGGCGATTTTTGCCCTAGTAGCATTTATTGATGCAAATCCATAACTTCCGCTTCCTCCTCTTCCGCCCATTTTGCTTTCCTCCTGTTCACAATGCTATCGTAGTGCGGCGCTATACGTATCACGTTCCAATCGCACTCCTGCGGTACCTTGCCATAAAATATCACCCATTCCGGGGATAGCCGCTTCATCATTTCCTCATAGCCACGCAAAAACAAGCGCTTGCTTTCCTTGTTTTGCTGTGTGCCTACTGAGCTGACCGCCACCACTCCGCCGACAGGCTCACCATCAAAGCACCAATTATAGCTGTTCTCATCACTCCATGAGATAGTCGGGTAAACCGTCATGCCGTGAAGCTGCCAGTATGCTGCAAGCCAGTGCTTGCGGTAATGATTGTAAATCTGCATTGCAAGCGGCATATCGGTGTATGTGGAGAAGTCCGGCGCACACACCGCCGCAAACTGTGAAAGCTTCGGAATGTACTTATCCGGCGTATTCCAGTAGCGAACAAACTGGTAATCATCTACAAAGAAATGTACGATCTTGCTTGCCGGGTCTTTTTCTGCGTAATGGTAATTCACCGGGATAAACTCGCCCTGCGGATATGCCTTGACTGGATCAATCTGCGGAATGCCGTATTTGCCCACGCCGGGGAATATGAACTTATCCAGATTTTCAAAGTTGAGCATACAACCCCCAGTAAGCAAAAATGCCGCAAGATACATTCCTGTATCTTACGGCATAGCAAGCGCCCGGAATCAAACCGGAACTTCCTCAAACAAAGTGTGCTGCCATTACACCACTACTTGCTACGCCGATTGTACCATATTTTTTTGACTCGCTCAACCATTTTCTTTTCGGTTGGCGTTAGATTCGCGTATCCCTTTGCACCGTCGTTTTCATTGTGTATATATCCGTGGTGGGTATGCGGGGAAACTCTATCATGCGGCCTGTCAAGATCGATTTGTTTTATGCGCTTGTTCTTCGTGTCGTAGTATGTAATTGCTTTGATGTTGTCGCTTTTGTTGAGCGTTACATACACGCGGCCACTTGTCATTGTCTCCATTGGCGTTTTCTGCGCACCGTCAACCGCCTTGACAAACTTGATATTGCTCTCTTTGATAATCGTCTTGAACTCGCTGCCGTAAGGCTTGCCATTTGCGCTTGTGCCGCTGCTTGCGCCGCGTCCACCCATTATTTTTTCTTCCTTTTCTTTTTCATCCCTCTACCAAAGAACGAATCTACAGAGTTTTGCAAATTATTTTGCGCCCGCTTATATGTGGAAGAAGTAATTTCCCGTTGTTCCCTGTTGGGGTTATAATGCTCTCTAAAATACTGTTTTGCGTAATCTTCCGCGCTTTCTTTTTTTGTGGTATTTTTCTTTGGAGCTTTTTTCTCTGCAATGCCTTTAATCATTTTGCTGGTTAGGTTGTCCACTTGCCTTTGTGTAATATCGTAATCCCGCATAAAGGCCTCTTTGCCGATTGCTTGTTTCACGCTCTCAACAAATGTCGGGGATTTGAGCAATTTTTCTGCTCCTAAATATGCGTTAGACTTTGCGCTTTCCCAAAATTCGCTGCGTTCTACAGCAGAGCGCACCGCGCTGAGTCCTCCACCGGCTCCACCTCTACCGCCCATTACTCTACCTCCTGTTGCTGTTCGTTCACAACGTCCTGCATCTTCGGCAGCGCTGCCTTTGCGGTCGCTTCGTCCTCGTTAAAATACTTGGCCCGCAGCTCCCATGCATTCATAATGTCTGCGCTCACAAGCTGCAAGTCACGGGCAAACTCCTTGTCTTTGGTCTCCTGATCGTCAAGAATGCTGTCGCCCCAATCATAAGTGACTTCATAGTCACCAACAGGGGCCAGCCCATACAGCGTGGCGTACACGTCCATTGCATAAACCAGCGCGTCAAACGTGTGTTTAAGCGCCGTCTGGATGCTGCTGATCAACACATATTTGCGCTGCTTTCCGCTCTTAATTTCCGTGGCGGTTTTTTCCACCGTCTGTGGATCGGAAATATCGCCGTAAGACAAGCCAACGTTAAATTCGATGCGCCGGATCGTATTTTGGAATCCACGGTAAATGGCGTCATCCCTGATCTGCGGCTCAATGTGCTGGAAGAAGTCACCCGTCGGAGAAAACGGGCCGATCTCAAACAAGCGCTTATTAAACATGTCCGCCGTGCTGGTGTTCCCATCCATCAGCACCTTGCGCTCGCTGGATTTGTACTCCCACCGCAGGCGTTCCCACTGTTCGTCCGCCTGTTTGATGAGCTCCACCGTGGCGGCATCGCCGTAAATGGACATCCCGCAAGGGCTATTGCTGTCCGCCGTGTTTGTGATGGGAGGTTTAAAATAAGCAAAAAGCGGGCCTTCAATGTTTTGAACGGTTACTTCTTCCTGAATGTCCGCCCATTCCGGAACGGCGTTCAGCGGAGCCGTTGCCCCGATGGAACCGGAAGAATCGCTATAATACGCCTTGTTTTTGATGGTATAGGTCGTGCCATTTAATTCGTGCGATTCCAGGCGGACGTAATACTTTCCGTTTACTTTTACTGGTTTGTCCCTA